CTGTAAAAGCTTGCTCATCTGCGGCCGTTAGGCTGTAAATCTAACCGGGTAGCGCCAACCCTGAAACCAACTCCCTGTCGCACTCCTGAACTGGCGTCATCGTCTGATTCAAACCGCAAAGCAGCTTGTCTGGCACGAGCCCGCATGTCTATTTTTGTCGTAGAAGCGGTAAAACTTGTTGTTTGGTCCGTGCTCAACGAATCGCCCGGATAGTTACGTTGTTTAAGCACCACGTTAATTTGTTGGCTGCTGTTGCTGCCGGTAAACTTTACGTCTGGAATCATGCGTCTGATAAACTGAAATTGTTCTCCGTCGCCAATGTCGAAGTCGGCAGACTCAATGTACACGTTGTTCATAGGGGACCCGTCGTTATCGTTCCCCGTCTCGTGTTGGTACAAATAAGGGGTAGAACTGTCTTTGCCCGTAGCCCGTGGAAAAGCAACAATTCCTTCGTCCAGCCACGCAGTTCTTTCCAACTGACCAATAGCCCAGGATTGCTCCACATAATTGTACGTGACGTATCGGTCAATAGACGTAGAGGCGGCGGAACAATAAAACCAACCAACCTCGTTAAATTGTTTATTCAAAAACCCAAAAAATTGATAAGCTTGATCTTCGTTCGCATCATCGAAAACATAAGAGTGAACACTGCACGGCAAAGGACTAACTGACCCGGTGTAGGTGTAAAACCCTTTTTTGTCCATCCAGAACACCCCAGCGGGCGTGTTAACCGTTGCGTTTGGACCAATCAAGCTTACACCTTCGTTAATCAGGTTCAAACCAAACGTGAGCGGAGGACCAACAAACTGTAAACTGTACAGAGCTACGTCCGTCCAGATTAACGTTTCCTGACGTGCGCGAAGCCCTCCAATAATTTCAGAACCGGCAGAGCATCTCAACGAACCAGCCGTATTGTCTGACCTTGGCTCCCATTCGGCCGGGTTTTCTTGATCAGAAAAAGCAATTAACAAGGGGTCGATTGAACCGGACCGAGAACTGCCACTAATGGGATCTGCTCCCAACACGATGACGTGTCGATCCACGTCTGATACCAAAACCTGCAAGCCTTTGGTAGGCGCAAAGTTTGCACCGGTCAAAGCAGTCAAAGCTACTGCACGGTCTGTGCCCAAAGTATTTGCACTGCTGTCGTAGTAAAATACCCCACCAGCACGAACACAGGCCAACAGGTCTTCGCCAAAACTGTCCAGTGACCACAAACGCAACTGGTTGAGGTTGGTTAATGAACTGGTAGAGCCCCACGTCCCTCCGCCCCATGTGCCAGCACCCCATCCTGTACCATCAACAAAGACATCCAGACCTACGTTTATTTGATACGCGCCGACAGTAGAACCTCCGCCGTTACCGCTGTCACTAGCGTTCGCCGTGACTGTATCACCGCTCGTATCTTTTGCCGTAATGGTATAAGTGCTGGTGGAAGGGACGGTGGCTATTTCATACTCTTGGTTCAAAACCGCTGCTATAACGTTACCGCCTAAAGACGCTGCGCCCGAAAAAGTAACAAAGTCGCCCTGTGACGCTCCATGAGCAGTATCCGTAACTGTAATAGTGCTTGACCCGTTGGTCGCGGCAAAAGTTACGTCGCCCGCACTAGTGGTGCTTCTAAGCGGTGTAATATCGTTAAAATTGGTGCCTTCCTGTATGTAGAGCTTGGTCCGTGTGCCAAGGCCAAGAAGCTTTGTGCCAGCTAGATCAACCCAACCTAATAGTTTCCTGCCAGTTCCGTTATAAGAAGTTTGTATTACCTTGGTCCAGCCCCCTATCTTTTCAGGAAATCCTTTACGAAAACGAACCAGATTGCCATCAAACCAGCCGCCCTCTGCACTATAATCAGTGCCTTCCTTGTTGATTCCAGGGTTAAATAAAAACTTTTGTAAAGCCATTACGCTTGCTTCCAGTCAAGGTTTTCAAACATCAACGCCTCTGCTGTGCGTCTACGAACCAGCCCTTCCAGCACTTGGCCGCCCGCACGATTCCAACGTTTCATTTCGTCGGGCACACGATCAAACTGGCCGCCGTTGAGCACCTTTAGCATGGTGCTTTCGCCAAGGTTAGTTGGCCCAAGATTGTAGACCCAAGCAACGAGCGCATCGAACTCGTGCTGCTCCAGATCAACCTTGACCATGTTGTTGATGTAACCCTCATATTCGTCCATTTCGTCTGCAAGCATCGTCTCGGCGTCTTCGATAGAGCAGGTTTGACCCTCTTCAACACCTTTGGTATGCCCATAACCGATGGTCCATACACCAACACTGTCTTGATAGGCGGTGGTTTCGCAACCTTCAAAATGCTTTATAAGTTCTAACCCTTCGCTACTGATCTTCATTAGACACCTCTTCGTCTAAGTCTCGGTAATATTTTAAGATACTAAGCACCTGTCGCAAATACCTTTTTACTTCCGCCATGTTGGTAGAAAGGTTTTCATAACCCTTGGTTGTAAGAGCGTACCAGACATTTGTAGGCGCGTTACCTTCGTTTAAATCATCAAGATAAGTTTGCATAAGTTCCGGGTTCAATACTGTCCACTCTACCGGCACCGGGACTATTTCATTGGGTAAAGGGGGGTGATAAACAGGGGCTTTTTCAACAACTGTTACTATTTCAACAGGAGCAACTTCCGGGATATCCCGACTTGAGCCGAAGATAGAACATCCGCTAACCAGCAGAAGTATTAGTAACAGGCTTAGTTTCATTAAATTGATACGGATTGGTGATTGTTTTAAGGTCATTTAACACCTGTTTTGTGCCTTTATTTATAATGTTTTCAATAAGTTTAGGCTTCCTGACTGACAGCACATCGAGTGAGTGCCGAGAAAACTTTTTTCTAATATCTGTGACCTCGTTTTGCGCTTTGATATTTTCTTTCTGTAGCCGTTCTACTTGCGCAAGCATGAGGTCATGATTTGCAATAGTTTGTTTCAGGTTGTCGTTTTGGTCTTCAATAGTACTTTCAAGCGTCTTTTGATTCTGAATGGATCGCTCTAACCTTATTTGAAACGCATCCAGTTCAGCCTGAGATTTGTCATAATACATTTTGAAAGACCCTGCTAGAAGAACAAGGGCGATACCTAACCCAATACTCAATTTAAATCCCATCACTTAAAAATCAGTATGATTCCTCCGATTAGTATAAACGCACATAATAGGCCGATTGCGGTCACCCCCATTATAAGCCATATTTGCCTAATCATCTTCTTTCTAGCAGCGGCCCTAGCTTTGATAGCTTCCATTTGCCTTTTATGATTGGCTTTTTGTCTTGCCTTAGCGTCTTCCCACCGTTGTAACAAGGCTGGATCATGGATTACCAACATATCATGCAGTGATTTTTCCCATTGATCACGTCTGTGTTTGATTGACTCCAATTTTAGAAGCTCCTGTGAACTAAGGTTGTTAATAACCGAGTCTTTCTTTTCACGCTCAAAAGAATCTAACGCATCAGAAAACCCTTGCATAAGTTCAACAGCTTTTGCGGCCCCGTCGCCAACCTCGTTCAGTTTGTTAATAGCGGTGCTGATGGTGCTAAGGATTGCACCGGCGGCGGCAACACTCTCAATTATCACGGTAAACCTCTACGGTTTACGTGACATATAGGCCGTAGCGCCGAAGTATAGACCTATGATGCTGGCTTGACTAAGGAACAGCATATCACTTAGAGAAGACAAGGTTGAAAGACGTTCTTCTGGTACAAAAGGCAACAAAGGCAGTAATGAATACAAAACCATTGAAGACATTGCAACCCACGCAATCCTGCGCTGGCTATCTTGCTTTTCTTCTCGGAGATCTAATTCTAACATTTGAGTGGCGCGTTCTAGTTCCTCATCACTAACTGTGCCATCTTGATCAATATCATATTTAGCCCAAACTGAGTTTTCTTGTAGTTTTTTAGGCATTTTCTTTTAACCGCTGCTGTCGATAAAACTCAATGTACTCGTCCCATCGAGCAAATCGTTTTTCTTCATGTATGTAAAATAAACCGCTATATATGCTCATTTTTAATCCCAAAACTTCTGGTTAGCTGCCGCCATCACCGGCTTACAATACGCTGTTATGTTGTGTTGTTTGATGCCTCCTCTACAACGGACATCTCTGCAATTATGTTCTATCCAGTATGCAAACTGTTGGCAACGATGGATGTCTCGAAACAACATTTGATCTGAACCTTGCGCTACGTTGCCTTCTATAACTGTGACCAACATAAAAGCTAGTATTGTGCCTTTCATTCATAAAAACTTTGCGGCCACTATTGTTGCCAC